CCAGGGAGAATGCTGTTCGACACAGGGTGTCGACTCCTCTCCTGCTATTTCGGTGGTACCGATTTAGCTCTGGACAAACCCGTTCCGTTTCATCTAGCTCCGTGCCGGGCAACCCGGTCGGTCATGTCCAAGACATGAATGCTATCTCATCTACAACTTTCAAAGGAATTAGTCATGCCTGGCCCATTCACAAAGAGCTGGTTGAACCAACGAGTCTTGCCGAGCGGTTCATCCATCTTGGACGAATCGCTTCAACAGACTTGGTCGACCAGTTCAAAGGTGAACGGCAAGCTTGACCTACGCCCTCAGCCCTTTTCGAGGCTTAAGCGGAAGTTGTGGTCCGCGTCACAACAGAACAGCCCTTCGGGCTTCTATGTTGTTCCACTCTTTCAAGAAAGTGTGGGGTACTCCGACGTTGGGCCTTTGGTGGCCGAAATGCAGCAGAGTTGCTATAACCAAGCGTACTCGCGTTATTGGTCACAGGTGAGGGGATCCGACACCGCTGGTCTTGCCATCAACCTCCTTCAGTGGAGGCAGACATGGCAGATGATCAAGCACAACCAAGACCGGATTTATTCTCTGGTTAAGGATGCTGCGGTTGAGTCCCGTAGGCGTGGTAGAACCGGGAGGTTCTTGCCGCGTGAGCGTTTTGCCGATGCTTTCCTTGAGAAGCAGTTTGGGTGGGGGCCTCTTTTAAGTGACATCTGGACAGGCGTAAAATACCTGGCTGGATGGAACTCAGAGACCAACCCTGGCTGGTTTCGAGGGAGCGCTTTGGCTTCCTGCACGGTACCGGACGTGAGTCCGGATCCCAACAAGAAGTACTTCAATCGGCAAATCTACGTTAGGGCCACAATCTCCTCTCGAGTTGTGGTTTCGAATCCTAACCTCTGGATCGCTAACCAATTGGGCTTGGTAAACCCTCTTGCTGTAGCATGGGATCGAATCCCATGGTCCTTTCTGGTAGGTGCGTTTGCAAATGTGAACAGCTGGATTGGTTCGTTTACGAATCACTACGGCCTGTCTATATCAGATGCGAACACCACGTATTACTCCAGAATAATCGGAAGCACGTGGGTATCCAATACGTACCCGAAGACGCATGTTTTCCATGCAGAGGCTTCGGCCACTGGGGAGCAGTTGAGTAAATCGCGTGTCTTATCCGGCGGATCTATACCAGGTCCGACACTCCAACTGGTGCTGCCTAGGCTAGACTGGAGCTTGGCCCTCACGGGCTCGGCTTTGCTCTACCAGCAGCTTTCAAAACTGGGCCCAAAGCCCTAGCTGACTATACTCCTATAACTGGGGTTAATGTTAGCACAACCATCGAAGGAAATATCATGCCGGCAGCAGCCAACATGACACTCAACAACGCGGCAGCGGTCGCAAAGACGTTTACTCTTCTCCAACCGAGTTCCGGTCTCGGCAGCAATGCCGAGTGGGCTCTTATGGAGGGGGCAATCCCGTCAGTGTTCCCGCGCATCACGTCGCAGGCCCGTGTCAACTCACAGGGGAAGTCCCGTTTGTCCTCGCACAAGGTTCGCGTTCCTTACGCGATCGTTGACAGCACGACGTCTACCACGAAAGCCGGTTCGGCTCTCGAGGCAAACATCACTGTCACTGTGCCGGATGACTTTCCGTCCGCTAATCGCCCCGATGCGATCGCGTACATCACGAACTACGTGGCGCACGCGATCACCAAAGCGGTGATGCAGGACGGTCTGCCGGCCACTTAATCATGGCCGGGCGACAGAGTCCCGATGGGGGTGACACTGATCACGTTAAACTCGTGATTGGCGTTATTCTTGTCGGGATGCTTCTTTTCTCAGGCGTGAGCCTGGGACCCTTGTTCCTTCAAAAGGAGAAGTTGCATGGACCACCAAGTGGTGCGTGTCCTGAGAGCTCTAAGCCTCAGGGTGAGTACACCGAGAGCTCTGACAGTAGCGATACTGGCAAAGTACGGTGAGTGGGCTCAGCTACAACAGCTGAGGGTAAATCCTTTCAACTACGTAGACGCGGAAAGCCTTCGGGCCGACCTCGTTGTTACCGAGCTCCTGAGGAAGTGTGAACTTCCCGGGGACAAGGCGCGTAAGTACAAGGCGGCGGTCGACACATTTTGGGCTTGCGAAACCCAGAATGCTAAAACCAATGCAAGACTCGATCGTTTCGTCAATAACGGCCCTTATGAGGCCTCAGACGAACGCTTGTGCGTTTTCATCGACGCATGGCGGAAAAAGGTCAAGTCTCTGCTAAAAAACCTCCCTGAAAGGTTGATCCCCCGTTTTTCGGGGGGTGCCACGTATGCTGACACGTCTAAGCGGGCAACCCCGCCAGATAAGATGTCGAATCGCGCTCAGTATTATCCTGGTATGGCCGACCTCCTGCCCATGTGGTGGGAGACGGCCTGGGGACGTACGTCTATCTCCCGCACCCCTAGGGGTGTAAGAGGCAACGTATTCTTCACCGTTCCTAAAGACGGTACCAAGGATAGAGGTTGTGCCAAAGAGGCTTCGATCGCTGTGGCGCTCCAACTTGATGTTGGAGCCTTCCTTAAAGCGGTTTTACGTCGCAATGGCATTGACCTCAAAGAGGGGCAAGAGAAACACAGGCAGTTGGCTCGCGAGGCGTCCCTGACGGGGCGCTTCGCTACCATTGATCTAAGCAACGCTAGTGACACCTTGTGTAAAAACTTGGTGAAGCTTTTGTTGCCGACTGACTGGCACTTGCTCCTCTCCTCTCTGAGGGCGCCGTTCACTCGTGTGGACGGTACCTGGGTAACACTGGAAAAGTTCTCCTCAATGGGGAATGGATTCACGTTCGAACTCGAAACTCTGATCTTTTACACTTTGGCCGAGACCTGTATGGAGCTGTCGGGCCAGCCTTATGACGCTACCTGGTGCTACGGGGACGACTTAATTGTCCCTTCGTGTGTATCAGGTGACGTCTTGGCGGCTCTCAAGTTCTTTGGGTTTTCACCTAATGTTAATAAGACCTTCGATTCAGGGTTCTTCAGAGAGAGTTGCGGTGGGGACTATTTTCGGGGAGACGACGTTCGCGCCGTCTACTTGGATAAGGCTCCTGGTGAACCGCAAGAGTGGATTTCACTTGCCAACCAGCTCAACACCCTCGGGTGGTTGGGCCGCGCAGCGAGGCAGGAGTGTCTTAAAAACATTCCTGCAGAGATCCGCAAACTAAGGGGCCCTGCCTCTCTTGGGGACCTCGTCATAACTGATGAGGATACTTCAAAGTGGCAGGTGCGCAGATGGGCCCCCAAAGGTGAGCTCGTCGACGTGGATTACATTCGCGTCTACAGGCCTATCCCTAAGGTCCTCCCTTGGAGTCATTGGAAACCTGAAATCCAGTATGCAGGTGCGTTACTGGGCCTACCATCCTCCGGTGTCACTCAACGTGGCGTCGAAGGTTACAAGGTAGGGTACATTCCAATGCCGGGCTCTAACTTTCTTCCTGACATGTCCGCCGTGAGGCGTCTGTTTTTAGAAAGCTGATCCCGTTGGAGCTACCCCTTCGGGGTACTCCGGCGCGTTTCGGAGGGTTCATCACCCTTCTGCCCCTTTTT